TTTATAGCAGATTCTTTTGTAGTTCCTGTATTGCTTGATTCTAATTGTAGATATACATTCTCAGAATTAATAACGTGCAAATTATCTGATGGAGTTCCACCAATGCCAACATTATTTCCACTTGCGTAAGGGTTTATAACAAGTGCATCATTAAATCCAGCACCTGTATGATGCCCCATAGTAAAATTACCAGATGCTAATTGTCTCATAGCAAAAAAATCAGCAGTATTATCAGCGTTATCTGCAAGTAATTGAAGTATTGCATCAGCACCTTCACCACCATAGATAGCTACTTCTGTATTTGTGGTGATTGAATTTCCTTTTGCATTACCAATAGAGACATTTCCATCATTAGATATTCTTAATCTCTCGCTTAAAGTTGTAGAACCATCTGCTTTAGTAAAAAAGGTAATCGCACCGCCTCTTTGGTTTGCAGTAGTTCCTTCAGAAAGAGCTATAATTCTTGCTACATCTTGATGATTTGTAGAGTTTGTGTTATACCAAAACCCAATATCTCCAAGATTAGCACCATTCGCATCTGCCCTTGTTGTAACTAATTCTAATGCGGTTGCTCCTGTACCTTCTATTGTTAAAACTGTATCGCCATAACCAGCCCTATCAATGCTTGAAGTTCCAATACCAACATTGCCAGCCGCATTTATTCTCATAGATTCTGTAGCTCCACCAGCCGCAAAAAGCATATTTGATTGACTTCTTATACAAAAATCATTTGCGGCAGAATCTGTAATCATATTACCAGAAGAAGTAGCAACTTCAAAACCAGCTTTAAAATTTGTTGAGTTAAAAAATCTTAACTTTAAATGAGCTGTTGCTTGTATATCTAACATTCCTCCTGTTGATGTACTAGGAGCCATTCCGATGCCGAGCTGACCAGTTTCATTTAATCTCATCAACTCTGTACCAGCACCACTACTACCATTAATGCTAAATTCAAAAAATCTATTAGTATCATCATTATCTGTATCAATATTAAATGACATATTTTCAAAAGCATTTATATGACCAGAAGATGAATCAGCAGTTCCTAATTCCAATAAACCATTTGGAATTTTTACATTTGAATTTGTGGTATCTACTATAAATACATCTGTTCCATCCGCCTTTTCAACTAAAAATGCAGATGTGTCTGTAACTTTAACTTGCGATGTACCTTCTATTATTTCATCAAATGCTAGACTGCCTCCACCCTGTACAGTTAAATCGCCTGTAATCGTAACATCACCTGAGATAGTGTTGCTACCACCAAGAGATACATTCAATCTATTGTTAGAAACATCAAGTACGGCGTTTAACGCTTCTTGAGATGTGTGAGAATTTGCGGCTACGGAGTTGCCTGAAGAATCTAGAAGCACCTTGTTTAGCACTTCTTTTGTAGTAAATTTATTTATGTCTGACATAATCTATCCTATATTTCCACCACCACCGCTTTAAAGCATTCATATAGTTAAATTATATGTCGTGAAACTTAGCCTAGATCAAGACAAATAATCAATCAATAATCTTATGTAAAACTAGCTGGAACGACTGCTCTGGTTCCTCCAGTCTTACTTCTTTTCTTTGTGCCATATTTCTTAATGGCCATATCAAATTTTCTTTCATGTCTCATCATCAGGTTCATTGCTATCTGTGCTCTGTTACCATCCGATGTTTTTCCTGCACGATCCATGTACAAACACTTCTTTACATAATCCACAATCGCAGAATGATATAAATTATCAACATCTGGAGTATCCGTGATTGCTGTAACCTTATTAGGATTTCCATAGTAATGAATTAGCAAACCGTTAACTATGTTATGATCTACAGCTTGATACGCTTTTCTATCTGTTCTAGACGAACCATCTGAATCATAACTACTAATTAAACCGAGATGATCTCCTCTAATAAAGTAAAGAGAAGTATCTTCTGGAAACTTTAAGTTACTTGAAAGCAAACCAACCCCACTTGTAGTCGTGGTAATGGTAAAACCTGTGTTAAAATCAGAAGCTTCAGTTACCGCTCCTTTATTTGAATTAGTTACTCCTACAAATCCGGAAATGACCGCAGTGAAATCATCTAAACTGTCAAGTGCATTTTTAACAGCGGTAGCAACTGTAGCGTCACTATCATTAGTAGAAATATCAACTTCAATTCCAGTTTTTCCCGATATTGAAGGGTCTGAACCACCGCTACTAACATCAATCCAAACATAATACTCTGTAATTTTAAACCCAACATCTTTTGTACTGTCAGCGGTTACTCCATTGATAAAAAAATATTTACCATTTAAGCTTCCGCTAGAATCTGCTACAGTTGTTATCCTTGTTATTTGAGAAGCTAAAGCCATTATGAAGGCTCCTCTATGGCACTTTCAGATGCCATATCAAACTTTAAAGGCTCACCATCTAATACTCTAGGTATTCTAATATAGTCACCATCATTATCCAATACATCAACCCTATACACTTTATTTATCCCCATTGCTTTACTTGAAGAATCTACAGCACTATCTGATAAATCATAGAACGTTTGATTTGCTACTATATTAACCTTTGCAGACATTGACTTTTGAGAGTATTGACCAAGCTCATTAATAGCATCATTAATTAAAGATATGATATATGTTTCTGGTGCATCAGGAAAAACCTGTCGTACCCTACTGATAATTTGTTTTACTGTTAAAGAATGTATTGCCATTATTTCAACGCCTGTATTCCTTTATCATAATCGTTTTTAAATTGAGCAAGAATTGGAGTATACAACTCAATGTCTTCTTCACTCGTAAAAGCTGATTCTATTGCTTTTATACAAGCATATATTACAACCAAATACTCATACTCATCTGGAAAATTACTTATAGATGAAGTATCAAAAGCAACCGTAGGATTATTAACCTCTAGATACTTACAAGTCCCTGATGCTGGCAATGCATTTAATTTACCATTATAAATATAGTACACAGGGTCTGTAGCTGTAGCCGCTATCATATCATCACTATCAGAAGCTTTACCTCTTAATACAGCAGGTATCTTACGACATGGCTGATCTATTGTCCCGTCATTTCTTGTAACGGATAAAACAGAAGAAGAGTCCAATGTCTCTGCCTCACTACCTACTGCCGTACTTGTAAAAGTATCTTCTGTTGCACATAGTAACTTTAGCCGTGATGACATAGAGTTGATAACTTCAGCCGCTCCATCCGTTAGATACTGTGTAAGCTGTGATTGAGTTGGCACAGTTCCACTGCTCTCTATTGTTATACTTGTTAAGGACTCTACCTGTGCTTCAAATGTTGCCATGTATTACTTCTTCTTTCTTCTAGTCGTTGTTTTCTTTTTAGCTGTTTTCTTTTTACCACCACGTATTAAATCTGCATCTGCTTTTCTAGCCCCACCTTTACCTGTAGCAAAACTTCTTACCCTGCCAGCGGCCCATTGATGAGCACTAACTCCGGGTCTAGAACCACTGGAGTAGTATGCACCCAAACCTCTTGAGTACACCTTAGACAGAGTTCCCTTTGATATTCCAGAGCTTTTGGAATACTTAGCAAGAACTGCGGCTTTACTTCCTCCGCTTTTTTTTCTTGCTGGTTTTCTTTTTGCTGGTTTTCTTGCCACTCTTACTCCTTTGTTTCGATATCATATCCATCATTGCAGGTGTCAATGCACCCTCTCTATACATCTTACGTGTTCTTAATATCTCATCCTGTGTTTTATTTTTGTTTCTAGAACCTTTAACATATTTTTTTGGTACGCCTCGTTTTGTCTTTGGTACTTTTTTAAACTTTCTAGCCATGCTACTTTTTCTTTTTATTTGCCCTTCTAATCGCTTCTTTACCCTTTTTAAAAATCTGTACCTGTGTTCGCTTTCCCGCTACCTTTGACCTCTGCTCTCCTACTGTTAGTATCTGTATCTTGCGAGCAAAAGGCTTTCTAATCCTTTTTACTTTTGCAACCGTTGCTCTGGCATCAGCAGGCGTTGCATATTTAATTCTTACTGTGTCCTTTGGGTTTTCATCTGTGTATAACCTACGTCCACTACCCTTCGGCTTTTTACCCGTGCCAACCTTCGGGTCTTTTTTCTTTCTAGCCACTACTTCTTAATCTTCTTAACTTTACCGTTTTTTGTTCTAGCAAACTTATGGGTTTTTGTCTCTCTTATCAAGGTTCCATAATGTCTCTTACCACCCCACATCCAGCTAACGGTTTTTGCCATTACTTTCCAACTTTCTTCTGAGCCATTTTATGAGAAGCTCCAAAGCTTTTACCTTTCTTCA